GTCTGCCTGAGCTTGTTGCTGGGCTTGTTGATTAACCAAACTTGCTTGTTGCTGGAAGTTTTGCTGTTCAATAGCTAAACCATGCTGTCTAATGTCTGCACTTGCGGCGTCAATGGCCTCGATTGCTGACATGTTTTGCTCGTGTTCTAACTGAGCTTGTTGCTGATCCATCTGAGCGCCGGCTTGAATGTAGGCCACTCGTTCGCGCGCGGAGTTATTAATATTCGCCATTGCAATATCGGTCGCATTGCGCTGGTTGTCAATATTTGTCTGCGTTTGATACTTGGTCTGTAGTTCTGCCACTTTTTGCTGCAGTTCAGCCACTTTGAGTTGGTAATCCTGCTGAGCACTTTGCAACTCATTTTGCATCTTGGTTTGGAACTCTTGTGCCTTACGTTGAGTTTCTGCCATCTGTGTCTTCAACAATACCTGTGCAGTCGGGTCGGCGTTCATAGCTGTTTGCTGTTGTGCTTGTTGCATCTGCTGCACCTTCTGCACCAACACCATAATTCGCTGCATGTATGGTTGTAAGAGCTTTTGAGATTCATGGTCAACAATCTTAGAGCCTAAAGCCAAAGCCTGCTGTGATTCCCAATCTAATGTCTTCTCTTCGTGTAAATCAAGCACGTCTTTTCCACCAGACGCCTTTGCCACAACGTTACGCATAGACTGGAGATAGTACAGCATCAAGTGTTGCTTGATGTGCTCTAATGCCATGGGCGTGAACGTTGGTCCAATAACCGGGCTGCCACCATACACAGGATTCTCAGCGTACTCCAAATGTACTTCGAGGTGCGCAATGTGGTCTTGGTCTGGGTAAGCAGCCGCGTGTCGACCCATCGTCATAGAAACGTTCTCTAACGCTGGGTTGGATTCTTTTGCACCTTGTGGGTTTGGCAAAATCTCGTCGGCTTCTGGAATCTTTAACTGTCTAACAATACGGTTGTACACCGCACGCAAGTCAAACATTCCAGGAGGAGCCGCGGTTGCCATTTGCAACAAGGCTTGGTTTTGTGCTAGACGTTGTGTCTCAGAGAAAATGTTGGGGTCTGAAACAGGACGTACATCGCTGTTGTATGCAAAGTCACGGACCTCAATCTCTTCACCAGACTGATTATCCATCTCGCTCAAGTACCAGTTATTGATACGCGAGATAATCTTTAATGACTTAGCCTGGCTTCTGTGCAAACGTGCGTGGATGCTTGAGAATACCTTAGCACCCTGCTCGATCAATGCCTGCGTTGTGCCAACAGGCATGTTGTTGCTTGCATCACCAATCTTCTCTTCGGCTGTGGTAACCACACCCTTGGCTGCGTCTGTCAACCAACCCAGCAAGTTAAACAACACGCTGGAAGGCTGGTTAAACGGCAGCGGCATAGCCAGCTTGCGAACGTCGTCTACACCTGGTGCACCTTCAATCTCAACCACCTGAGTCGGCTCAATACGGTCCGACTGTCCACCAATGCGCCCACCCTTGAGTTTGAGCATCGTTTGACTGTTACTAATGTGAGCTGCGTCAAGCAGCGCGCGCAGAGCGCCAGTAAGAGCAGCACTGAGCCCGCCAATAAGATGAGGCAAGCCAATAGCATATGCTCCACGCCACGGGATGAACTTGAACTCAACATACCAGTCTAGCTTTTCAAATTTCTCGTCACCGTCTGCCCAGTTACGGTACAGCGATAGCACCTTACTAGTAGACTCATCAATTGTTAAAATGTAAGGAGCGCGGCGACCTTCAGTTGTGTCATCATCATCTAAGCGCAAGAAACATGTGATCTCGTAGATGCGGCGCATGCCGTCCACGTTTTTACCAGACTCTTGTTTGCCTTCAATCTTGTTGTTGGCTTTTTCAGATTGCGTCTGGTCATCAATTGGTGCATCTGATGTGTACGATGCATCGATCTCACGATACAGACCAGAGTCAACACGCTGGAGGAACACATCCTCTGTAATGTCTTGTACTTCAGTCGCGCGCTGTGATGTGTAGAAGTTGGTGGATGCGTACGGCAACAAGATGTTGTCGATCGGTATCCACTCACACATTGGGCGGCGTTGTTCTTCATCCCAGCGCCATTTTAAAAACTGCGAACCACCTAATGGCAGTTGAGTCAGCAGTTGTTCCATTTCGTCGCGGTATTCTGGAATTTGTTCTGCCAGCTGCCAGTTTAAGAAGTTGACCTTGCGTTGTGCAATCTCCAACTTCATGCGATCAATCGCGCCCTTGATGTTTGTCTTAGCAATGCCTTCAGGTGGCAATAATTCTTTGGCCGAGCTTGCAGCAAAGTCTACACAAGCCTCTGCCATAACAGGGTGAACAACTTTAGAAGCACCGTCGAAAGTAGCACCACCAGGAGCGTCCTTACCCAAACCAGTGCGGCGTAAGCCTTCCTCATATTGCTTATCGCGCTGTTTTCTAGCTTCTTTATCTTCATCAATAAAGTCCAAATAGTTTTGGGCCAATTGATCCAAAGAGCCTTCATCAAATACTTCCGCAAGGTTAGCATAAAACTCAGGGCTTTCTTTTGGGCCCTTAGTTTGTTCCAGGTTCACAACTACCGAACCGTCTTCCAGTTCGATAATCTCACCTTCAGCTTGACCTTCATCTAAACCCAAATAGTCTTCAAGTTCCGCAATCTCTTGCTCTTGAAGCTGGCCTTCTGCAATGTCTTCATCTTGCTTAACATCTAAAGACGGCAGGCTGCCTCCCATTTGAATCGGTAATTTTGGATTTGCCATTATTTTATTCTAAAACGGATTTGTAACTGCTTGGCACATTAACTTCTGGCACAAACTGTGTAGTTGCTGCTTTTACTGCAGGGCGTAAAAATGGTTTTAATTTGCCAGCAAAAGGTGCGGCATACATTGCCGCATCTAATGGTTGGCCTTGTGCCAAAGCTCTGCCAGCATTCTCAACCCAAAACGGGGCCATGAATGTTGTAGCAGCTGCTGAAATTGGATTAGGAATTATGTTGCCCATTGCAAGGGCATCACCAACACCCATTTCCATGGGCAACATACTTTTCTTACCGCCCGCAACAGTGTCACTGATTTGTCGCGCGGTATCGTAATCCATCCCACGGTTTGATAAAAAATTTGCACCGGCTCTTGAGACACGCTCTAAAGTTGATGGTTGGTGATATTTTATTTCACCTTTTTCATTTCTTAAATGCGCCAAAAGATCTTCATAATCTGAACGTGGCGTCATAGGAACAACTTTAGAACCATCCGCAAAGTGCTGTATCAACGGATGATCGTGTGGCAAATCAGCTTGATGAACCTTACGACCGTTGATCATCAGCTCCACCTTCATTTGTTCTGGTGACACCGAATGACCGCCCGCATAACTTGGGAGGCCAGCTTGTTCCATCAACAACTCATGGGGTGATTTGACTAGGTTCATATTCTAATTCTATTAATGCACAACGATGGGGTGTTTCGCCCTATTGTGCGTATGGATTGGAGAACTTGCGCGCCAGTTGGTCGTCGATGTATGAGTAATCTCGCGCAGGCATCGGATCAAGTTGTAACCATCCTGAATCACGTAACACGCGCAACGCTTGTGTCAGTGCATCCACGTAGTCATCGTGCCCCTTGGCTTCAGGGAACGAACATACCTGCCTTATGAATCGTTTGGCCCACGGCGCAAACTCACCTTTATGATCCGGATCTTCGGGCACATACACCCGACCCTTAGCAACCAGCGGAGCCACGATGTTCAACCGTTGCACCTTGTCCGCGCGTCCTGGGTTATATCCACGCACCGGAACGCCTGCACCTTGTAACTCTTGGATCAGGCTGATACCAGCTGACTTGTCTTCCATGAGCAACAAGTCAGCCTTACGTCCCTTAGCAAACGTATTATCCGCGCCGTACACAACTTCCTTGAAGTCCGATATAACCTTGCGGCGTAATTCTGGATACGCTAGGTGCGCGTCCCATGCGTCCAACAAGATAACCGACGTGGCTCCATCCTCTTGCTCAAACACGCCCCACACCTCGCACGCCGTTGGGTCGTTGACCGTCTTCTCACTGGTGGCCGGATCGTATGACGCAATCACGTACTCAAGGGTTGGCGTTGGCTTGTTGGCCGGCCACATGCGGAACTGCTTGCGTTTGATAATGCCCGCCTCTTCCGGGTCCAATATCTCGCCATAAATTTCTTGTCGACCAAGGTTCGTGCCTTCATAGCTCTCAAGCTGTTTGAAGAACGTATCCGATAGGTTGGCTTTGTTGTCAAACGAGCTGGCGTTGGCCACGTACACGTCGCCGCCCACCTTACCCTCGTTTAAGTCTACAATCAACTCGAGCGGCTTTGGTGTTGTCGTGATGATCTGCTGCACCCGCCCGATGCGTGGGTCCATCAAACGCAGCGTAAACTGCGCCTGGTCATACGCGTCGTCGATGTACTCAAACGCACACAGCTCGTCAAACCAGGCCCCA